TAAGGAAGCGCCGACCAAGTGCTGCTGCCGTCGCCGACCTTGATGCGGATGTCAGACGAGGACACACGCTCGATGCCGATCTCTCCGGAGCCCAAAACGAGGTTGTTCGCAGCCCAATCGGCAGTCGTTCCGATCAGGCTTCTGATGCGGGCATAAGTGTCAGCCATGTGGAATTCCTGTTAGGCGGCCGGATAGCTCGGCGTACCGGAAATGACGGTGTTACTGTTGGACGGGCTGGCCGGTGTTCCGGCGATGTAGGTGTTACTGTTCGACGGGCTGGCGGGCGTTCCTGCGCGGATCCAGTTGCCGGTGTTCACCGCCACGCCCTGCGGCAGCGTATTGATGTCCATCTCGGCCTGGACTGTTACCCTGTAATAGATGCCATCGATCGCCTCGATCGAGATGTCACCGGTATACCTGATATAGTGCCGCGAGACGGTCGCCCCGCCAGCCCCCACATAGTTGGACTGCATCTGCATCCAATGCCAATCATAGCCGAAGTCGTTGGCCCATGACTGCCACGTCCACAACTGCGTCGAGGTCAGGATCAGCGAGAACTGGAAATAATAGAGTTCCTTTTTATACCGTTTCCGCTGGCGTTTGTTTCCGTTCTCGAAGGCGATGGCGGAATAGCCATAATCGATCTGGGTCGCATAGCCGTCGATCTGCGGCGTCGGCAGGGTGCTCGGGTATCCTGCCATTTACGTGTTCTCATGAAATTTGGAGATCATCGACGGGGCGATCTCGGCCATGACGCTGAGTTGCACCTTGTCCTGAGCGAGGTTGACGGACGTCACCGGGCTGATGAACCGGATCAATGTCGGCGCTGTCGTGTTTCCGGACAGACCGGCATACATGCCGGGGAGATAGATTGAAAACCAGCCATAGGCATATTGTGCGACCCAAGCCTGCCAATCTGCCCAATCTGCAAGGCTCATGGCGAACGATAGCATGTAGGTGTGCGGCATGGTCTTGAACACGCGGCGTTGCACTTGCGCGCCGGGAACGTCCGACCGTACCACGCCCGATGCCACTTGCATGGTGAGGCCCGCGATGAGCGGCGCGGCGTAGGTTGTCGGATAGATCGTGGTCATGACGTCATATAGCTCATGGCGCCGGAATAGGTGGCGGTGGAATAGCTGACCGCCTCGACCGTCACCGTGTTCTCACCGGAAGGACGGAGCGCCGTGACGATGAAATCCTTGACCACGTCGGACGAGGCGCCGAAGGCAAACGTCGTGTAATCGTATTCGTCATCGACATGGATTGTGAACGGCGGGTCGGACGCGAGAACGACGATGTTATCCTTCAGTCCGCGGCTACAGGACAGTTCGCCGGAAATGCTGCCGTCCGTGGCGCGCAGGATGATTTTCTTGGTGCCGCCCGTCCAATCGAGATCATGGTCAACCGTGAGGGTGCGCGATCCTGTGCCCGAGACGCCGATGATCTGCCCGCCGTCGCCCCATTTCACGCCACCGTGATTGATCCCGATCCGGTCGCCGGGAAGCAACAGCAGCCCTTCCAACTCCGTGTCGAACGTCACCCGCTTGCGCTGGTACTGGTTTTTGTTCCAGGCATACCTGGCATATTGCCCGGCGTGGGTGGCATTGGTGACGCCCGGCAATGTGTACCGCTGCGGGATGACGTTGTCTGAGGCCGGATACTGGACATATACCGGCTTGAAATCGACGGGGTCGGTGTATTCTATCTCGACGTAGTACGGGTCGGTTTCATTGTCGAACGAGTAGCTGACCGTCATGGACCCGGCGACGATGTTTGCATCCGTGAATATGGCCGTGCGCGTCTTGTAGGCATCGGCGACGATCGACATCGTGGAACCGAGCGGCAACGGTTCTGCCCCAAACGGCAGCGTGATCGTGCGAAGGGCTTCCCATACCGTGATACGCTCGCGGAACACATAGTCGAAGGTGTAACCGTTCCACTTGGTTCGGAAATTCGTTAGCGTCGCAAGGTCCAGTTCGGAACGTGCCCGAGCAGCGCCATAGACAGTGTTTGTGTAGACGTCCGCAAAGGCATCAACGCCATGCCGCGTCGTTCCCTCGGCGCCACCATAGGCAGGCTGTAGACGGCGCTGGGCATTGCATGTGATCCGCACCGCCGCGTCGGCGCCGATGCCTTTCGTGGCCTTGATCTTGACAGCCAGGAGCGTGACGTTGCCATAGACCGTTGTCGGCATCGTCGCTGTGAATTTCAGACCAGCCCAGATGAACCGATCTGCGCCATTCTTGGCGTTCGGTGCGGCACTTTCACGGACGATGCGAACAGCCCACCGGGCGACGCGCGATGTGTTGAACAGATAGGAACGACGAATTGGCGAACTGATGATCGTCCGATTGCGCGGGCCGTCCGTCGCCGTATAAACGCTGTTGAGCGTTGCATTCGTGACGGCGGTTTGACCCTTGGTGCTGCAAACGATCGTCTGTGTATTCTGCCCGCCGATGAAGTTTCCGTTGTCGTCCACCTCGATCCAGTAGACGACGAATTGCGTCGTCCTGCCGACCGTGTCGCCCGCGTTGCTTCCGGTGTCAATGTCATAGGCGCCGCCGGGGAATACGATGTCGATCTGAAACTGCGACCCCTTCATTCCCGGCTTGCAGCACATGAAATAGCCGGCATCGTCGCCGGCCTCGATGAATTCCTGGTTGCCGACTTCGGGCGACGTGACGACGTTTTCCTTGATGCCGATCTCTCTCTCGACAATCCCCGGCGTGCTGGCGTGTTCATTGGGCTTGAACGTGCGCCACACGACGTCCGATCCGAGCGTGCTGGCCTCAGTGTCGCCGACATAGATCGTTGAAACGTCGATGTTGCCCTGCCCCACGCACATGAGTAGGTGCAGATATTGGATGCCGGAATATGCCTCGTCGTAGTTGGTCTGGGTCCACGAATAGTAGGCATATGGCTGCGCAATGTAGTCGGGTGTGGTCTTCACCAAACCGTAGACGACCGGCACCGGCTCCCCCAGCTTCGCGGCATTCTGGTCCGACGAGACGCTGTAGATTGATGTTTGGTCGCCCTTCTTTCCTGACCTGTCTTTGGGTTGCAGGAAGAAATAGTTGATCGCCAGCGACGCGGCGGCAAGCACCGCGGCAATGGCGAGGTTGATCGCGATGCTCGTCAGCACTGCTGCGGGAATGGCCGGCATGAGGGCGATCACCGCCACCTCGTCGGCACCGACCGGGTGGTCGAGGTCGTCCAGGTCTTTCTCTTCGCCGTTCAGATAGTACCTGATCGGCATGCCGAACCCGGTGGGGTAATGCTCCTGTAGCCAATCGATCACCGGGGTGCCGTTCTCGACGGCATGAATTTCCCGCGAGTGAGGGGCCAGCGGGTTCTTCAGCAGAACTATGGCCGCCATCGGTAAAACTCCACGTTCGGATAAGACATGGCGAACCTGTTGAACGGTTGCCATATCGACCCGTATTCCCGGCATGCGTGCAGCACGCCGCCGCCATAGACGACGCCGACATGGTGCGGCCGCACCTTGCTGCCGACAACCGCAATATCCCAATCGGCCGGCGTCTCGACCCGCTCGGAACGCCCACCGTCCACCTCGCCCCGTAGGGCCGCAGCAATGGCCCGTGAGGCCCCTTGCTGGCCGGGGGTGGGTTGATACCAATCCGGCAGTTCGACGCCGCGTAGCGCCCGGAATACCGCCGCCACGATGCCATAACAGTCATAGGCGTCCGGGCCGCGTGCGCCCTCGCGGTAAGGCAGTCCGACAAAATCGTCCAAGGTCATCTGCGGAGGCCGGGGTACTGAGTCACGGTATAGAAATTCGCCGGGAACGCCTTGTTCAAGACGTCCGCCCTTGTGGCCGTCGCCGATACCGTGTCACGGGTGATCTGAATGCCCGTGAGCGACAGCGCCAGCGGCGTGTTCTGAGGGATGGTTGAGGGGGTGTCCAGATACACCCGATAGGTGCATTTGATCGGTTCTTGTGGCCGTGTGATTGCCAGTTCGATCGGGGCGATCAGGTCGCGCCCCACGTTGGCGATCACAAGGTCCATGTCCTGCTGGCCCTGCCCGTCAGACGTCGGCAAGGCGACCTTGAACGGGATCGCCTGAAAGGTGACGAGCTGGCCCGTCTCGAGCAAGAATTGCCAGGCTTGGTTATCGTTGGTGATGTAGTAGGGCGCCGAGAACTTGGAATGCGTGAACGCGAGCGTGTCGATGTAGCGTTGCGTCGTCGGGGCCGAGGCGTAGATGGCTTTCAATGTGGAACTGATCGGCATGTCAGCGCCCTGCCCTTCTCAGGCCGTAAGCGCGCGAAAGCGCCGCGTCGATCTTGCTGCCGCCGCGAAGCACCTTCTCGGCCAATATTTCATCGACAGTCACTTCAAGGTTCCCGCTCGAATTCTTCCGGGTCGAGACATGCGCCGACGAATTGTTGATGACCGTCACATTCATTTGCGGCGATGAACCGCCACCGAGTTGGTCGTTCGGAATAATTCGCCCAGAAGAGTATGGAGAAAATAGTTCTGGCCCGTTCTCGCCCACCAAGTAAGTCCCATTTGCAGTCACCGGGCCGCCGATGGCGCGCGGCGTAAACAAAGAACCTAGGAATGTTTGCTGCGACGGAGATACATTAGCACCAAACACCATACCCAAAAGTTTGAAGATTTCCGACGCGATGATCTCTTCCGCAATCTTTTCAAGTTGCTGGACGATCGATTCCGCCATGCTCGTGAAGGCGTCCTTCAGATCCATGGTTCCCGAGATCAGTCCGGTGATCGCTGTACCGAGCGACGATGAGAGCGATTCCGCCATGTCGTGGAAGCCCTGTTCCAGCTCGCTAGTAGGCGGGATTGTAGTAACAATCTCGTCCTGCAACTGCTTTACAGCATCGCCGGCGCCATAAATGTCATCGATCGTACCGGGTTTAATCTCCGGAACAATGGGCGGCTTTGTCTGAGAAATGCCATTGAATGGATTGGTCGTCGGCTGAGTGATGCTGTAGCCGCTTCCGGAGTTGACGTTCCCGGGCAGATCGCCCTTGCCATCGCCGGTCTGTGTCGTCGGAACAGCAGGCTTCACACCGGGGACTGGTCGGTTGGCGACGGCCGAACGCGCGCCACCAGAACCAGGCACATACGCGGTCTGAATTGAATTCAGGCCCGTGACGACGTCAACGATGAAGCCTTGCCAAAGCGACTTCAGGTTTGAAAGAACCTGATTGTACTTGGTCTCGATCTCTTGGGCGGCCTTCACCTGTTCATTAGACAGGTAATAGCCATCCTTAACCATGCTGTTGAATGCTTCATTCCACCCGGAAGCACCGGAGCGAAGCGACTCGACAAGCTGGCGGCCGACCTTGTCGCCGAGGACACCCGTCGCGATGGCGAGTTGCTCGGCCGGTGTCTTTGCAGCCTTCAAGAGGTTCATGAAATCCAGAATGACCTGGTTCATGTCCTTTCCGGCCATCGTGAGGCCGTTGGCGTCGAAGAGCTGCGACAGTTTCGACTTGGTGTCGGTGGATTGCTCGGCGATCGACTGAAGACCGCGCATCATGATTTCGGACGAGGTGCCAGACGCCTCGGCCATCTTGGAATAGACCTGGACCTGTTCCGCGGTTAGCCCGATCGCTTCCGCCACGTCGCCAAGGTCTGCGACTTCGTGCAGCGCAGCCACCGCCTGATTGAACAGGGTGATCGCAGCCGCACCCGTGGCGAAGGTTT